TCTGACTCTTGCTTATGACGGAGAGTTTGGATTTGCAGCCACACTGACCGTCAACATGGAATCAAAGAATGCAGGACTGTATGCGAACCTGTTCTACTACAATGAACAGACCGGAGAACTGGAATTTATCAGCGCCGGACAGATTGATCCGGATGGAAATGTGGAACTTGTATTTACCCATGCATCAGATTACACGATTGTTGTTGATGCCAAGATTATGAGTGATAACGGTCAGGCAGACAACAAATCTGATGAAACCATTCCTGCACCTAAGACAGATGACAGCACTTCAAAATATGCATGGAATAATACGATAATCATTATTATAGGTATCTGTATTATACTGAATGTTTTTGGAGCTGTATTCTATGTAAGAAAAAAGAGTGGTTCTGAGGAAGAATAAGTATCTGACATAGTAATTGAATAAAAGTGGGAATGTGGGAGCGTACTGGCAAAGGGTGTAACAGTATAAACATGAAAAGCGGTGTATGTCTTGATGAAGAGACGTATGCCGCTTATTTGCGTCAAAAATGATAGAAAACTAAAAGAAAAAAAGAAAAAAGAAAAAAACTAAAGAAAAAAAGAAACTAAAAGAAAAAAGAAAAAAAACCTCAGTCTGGAATATTTTTTGTCGGTGAAACTTTTTGCGGGAATACAGCGTCAAAATCGTAGAATATATCAAAAGAATATGTGTTACAATAAATACCGAAAAATAATTGCATGCAGTTTTCAAAAGTGAGGAAAGGATATATGTCGGACAGAAAAAAAGAACAGGCGGTGGAGCGTGCCCTGACGGAAGGGTATGAGAAGTATTACCGTCTTGCTTATAGTTATGTACATAATGAAGCGGACGCGCTGGATATTGTACAGGAAGCAGCCTATAAAGCTATTTTAAAAAGTGACAGCCTGAAGGAGCCGCAATACGTGGAGACCTGGGTGTACCGGATCGTGATCAACGAGGCGTGCAGCTTCCTGCGCAGCCGGAAGGAGAGCGTGGATGTGGAGGAGATCCAGGCGGCAAGTGAAGATATCTATGAAAATATTGATTTAAAGCGCGCAATAGAAAATCTTGACCCAAAGGATCGTGCCATCGTAGTCCTACGATTTTTTGAGGACAGGCAGCTGGAGGAGATCGCGAAGATCCTGGATGAGAACCTGAGTACGGTAAAGAGCAGGCTGTACCGGGTGATGAAAAAACTGCGGCTGAACCTCGAGGGCAGCATGGGCTGAGCAATCCGTAGTCAAAGTCGTGGGATTTTGCCCCGACATCATATATAGGCAGGACATAAGACAGATACAGACAAAGAGATATAGGAAGATATAGGAAGAGATAACATGACCGGTCCGAACCGACCGGGCAGATGGAGAATAGATATGACAGAACAGGAACAGTTGAGACAATTAAAAGAGGAGTATGAGAATATGATAATACCCGAAGCGGGACGGGAACGGCTGCAGGCAGGTATCGACAGAGCCCGGATGGAGAAAAAAAGAGTAGAGCACGCCAGAAGGCGTTCTGCATGGACAGCAGTGGCGGCTGCAGCAGTCGTGATGATCGCACTGCCAAATACCAATATACAGATAGCCCATGCCATGGAAAATATTCCGTTGCTGGGTGGCTTTTTTAGGCTGGTAACAGTGCGGCAGTACAATTACAGTGACGAGAACCATGATGCTGAAGTAGAACTTGCACAGATCAACTATGGAGAAGACGCAGGAGAAGGTGCTTCCGTTGGAGAAGTGGCAGCCACTCCTAAGGGCACAGCAGCCGGAAGTGTGGAAGGTGTCGGACAGGAGGCTGCGGTAGCAAATCTGTCGGAAGACGGTGTGGAAGCGGTCAACCAGGATATGGAGGCTACGGTAGAGGAACTGATCCGTCAGTTCGAGGATACCTTATCCGAGGAAGGATACCATGGTCTGCATGTGTCCCAGGAGGTCGTTACGGACAATGAGAGGTATTACACCGTAAAATTAAGCGTGTTGGAGACGGAAGCCAGCGGCTACGAGAATAATCAGTTTTATACGATTGATAAACAGACGGGAAATGTGGTGACACTGGAAGATCTGTTTGTGGAAGGGAGCGACTATATTTCCGCGATCAGCGAGAACATTAAGACCCAGATGCAGGAGCAGATGGCGGCGGACGAAGGCGTGATCTATTTCCTGGATAATGACGATATGCCGGAATTCAATTTTCAGGGGATCACGGAGCAGACGAACTTCTATTTTAATGAAAAAGACGAACTGGTCATTGCCTTTGACGAATACGAAGTGGCTCCCGGTTCTATGGGAGCACCGGAATTTGTGATTCCGCAGGAAGTGACGGCAGCAATTTTAAAGTAAGCAAAAAATATCTAAATGGGGAAACTCCCGCATATCATGAAACAAAAGGATATGCGGGAGTTTTTTTATGTCATTGATTGTATTGGATGCGGGGCATGGTGGGGGATGGTCGGAAATACGGCTACTATTCTATAAATCCAGCATTTATGCGGGTTACAGGCTTTATTCTACCATGAGGTAATAGTGGAATTCAAGGGTATTTGTATCCTTGTAGAACACAATCTTACGCACAATGCCACGGATGGCTTCCGCTTTCAGGTCATTCGGTGCGTCACTTTCGATAATATCCAGGACAGACTGCACACGGCTTAAGAACTGCTCCTTGTAGTTCTCGGGACCGGAGGCAGCAGTCGTCAGCTCTGAGAGCAGGATTTCCAAATCTGCACGTCGCTTCTCGATCATCTCTTTATTCCGCTTGTAATCTTCCAGAGTATCAATTTCATTCAAATATGCTTCCTTGATGCGTTCCAGCTTACGATCCAAGGAAGCCAGTTCACGCTGATAACGCTGCCTGTCCAGCTCTACAGTCGGCTCATAGGTGCGGACAAGCTCAAAGGATACGTCCGTGACACTCTCCAGTACCTCATGGAGCGACGTAATTACGGCAGAGGTAAGTTTCTTTGCAGAGATGTATTGCGAGCCTGTATGAAGCCCTTTCATGTATCCCAGACACTGGAAGCCCTCGCCGGAGATATAAGATCCGCCGTGAGTGGACTTCCGAGGATAACCTTCTTTATGTGACAGGGACTTGCCACAGACTGGACATTTTACAAGACCGGACAGCCAGTGCTTCGTGTGAGAGACCGGATGCTCATAGCGTTGCATCAGCCTCTTGCTGTGTTCCCGACGCTCCTGGACTATGTTCCAGGTATCCATGTCAATGATCGGCTCATGGTGGCTGTCACTGATGATCCATTCCTCGGGATCCCGCAGGGTACTGGTGGCACTGGATTCCCGCATGTTATAACGTACCTTGCCGATGTAAAAAGGATTCTCCAGTATGTAGATCACACCTTCCTGGTCAAAATGATTACCGGTCTTCGTCTTGTATCCATGGTCATTCAGATCTCTGGTGATGTAGTTGATGTCGCTGCCGGTGGCGTACATATCGAAGATCTTACGAACAATAGCAGCTTCCTGCTCTTCGATGACAGGATTCTCATTCGGAGCCTTGGTATATCCAAGTGGCATTTTACCGTTGTAGAGACCCTTGCGAGCACGGGAGAGCATGGAACGGCGGACTTCCCCGGAGAGATTCACGGAGTAGAATTCATCCTGCCATTCAATGATCATTTCGATGAGGCGTCCATACATGCCATCGATCAGCGGCTCACTGACGGATACCACATCGATGCCAAGTTTTTTCCGGAGCATGGACTTGTAGAAAGTACTCTCGTCCTGATTCCTGGCAAACCGGCTGAACTTCCACAGGACAATGACATCGAAGGGCTTCGGCTTTGTCTTGGCTGTTGCAATCATATTCTGGAAGGCATACCGGTTGCTGGACTTACGACCGGAGCGTCCGTCCTCTTCCACGAAGATAAATTCGGACGGCAGCAGGATATTATGCTGCAGACAGTATCGTTTGATTTCCTCCAGCTGGGACTCCGGGGAATACTCCAGCTGATCATCGGTGCTGACACGGATATAAGCGGCACCGGTACGAATCGGGTCCGTGGACTCAGCAGATTTACGCATCACTTTTTTGGCCATTGCACATTCCTCCTAAGTAAATGTACGGAAAAATGGGCATAAAAATGCCCGGACATATGTTTGCATTGCAATCTGCCCGGGAAAATGATAAAATGCACTTGTTCAAGGTGATTTTATACGGGAATTCCCGGTAAGATCGGATCAGCTCCGGTGCGCCAACACAGGGGCTGATTTTTTGTAGCTACACAACGAAAGAAGCCTCGCACAAGGCGAGGCTTCTTTGGTAATAACTACAGTCTTTTTTAATGCCCTATAGGCACAGTTTCTCGATCTTTCAATCGGACGTAGTTATTATAGAACATAATATGCTCGCCGTCAATTAAAATATGTAAAGTTCTTTCAGTTTTTCATTGATTTTATCCATTGCGGCATCAGAAAATCTAATACCGGATAAAACATCTGCACTTTTGCGAGGATCAAAAATCCGCTGCTTACTAATAGTCGTTACTTGTTCAATTTTGGCAATGCTGCCATCCTTCATTCTGTGCAGTTCGACATTTATTTTGCCAAGAGCCTTTGTGTCTTCCTGGAGCTGTGTAAGACGTTCGGCCTGCCTTGCAAGAGAATCTTCAAGGTCGGATTTCATTTTAGCAGTTTTTTCGGGATCGAACTTTGTGGCATCTGCAAAAGCGATAGATATAAATTCATATACCTGACGTGACTGCTCTATATTTGTCTGACATTCTTTTATTTGTTTGGCCAAGTCTTCTGATAAGGAGTCATACTTTGCTTTTAAGCGGGTATACAATTCTCGGCCCAAAAGAACATCTCTCTCGTAAACTTTCTTTTCCTCTTTTTGAGAAGTCAAAGGAACAACAGTAATGGTTTTGGAATTATGCTTATTATCCTTATCCAAAACAATGGCATACCTCAGACCGCCCTGCTCACTGCCGACATTAAAGCCGAGATTGACTTTTATAACGTCACCACGCTTATAAGATTTGATTTTCGCAGCATCAAAAGCTTTCTCCTGGGACAGGTACAGCTGGAAGTCTTTTAGCCAGTAGCTGATAAGATCTGCACGTTTGGCATTATTGGGATCGTCAGAAGTTATCAGATCATCCAAAAAGGCGGAGAAATTTGATATAGACTGCTCTTTATGAGAGGATATTTCATCTTTTGTTTTGAGCTTGCTCATTTATAAACCTCGATTCTATCATATTTTGTAAATTGCACCGGTACAACTATATCAGCTCTAGCACGGATAATACCGGCCCGAAGTAGATAACATTATTTGTGTGCTCCGATCTCGATCATATCCACGGAGCATTTTCTGTCGTAGTCACCATTGATGATATGTGCATACTCATGCAGATAAGATTTCCGGTTCTGTTCGAAGGACAGAGCATCGTTTAGGACGATGGTAAAGCTCATATCGGGATTTGCCACCACATAGGCTTTGATGCTGTATGGCAGCGTTGCCAATACCGAATGGATATCCATGTCAGCCACCTCCTCAGAATATGTATGAGCCTTGGTCATCCGTTCCGGTTGCTTATTCGGTCAATTATTTCTTTTACAAACTGGATGTCCTCCGGCTTCACATTCCGGGAAGCATCAAAGAGGACTTTGTATTCTGGATTCTCAAAGAGAAACTGAGCTATGTCACGGGCATCAGAGTTTAAATAGTAAGACTCACTTTCCGTGCCTCTGCCTCGTAGTGTATTTAAATCTGTATTAAAAAGATCAGCTATTGCTTCTTCTGTTTCGAAGTCTGGCTCTCGCTTGTCGATTTCATACATACTTATGGTTGAAGTTGAAACACCAATCTTTTTTGCTAATTCGCTTTGAGATAAATGCTTTTTCGTTCTAAAGTATTTGAGCATATCTTTAAATTCTGACATATTATCACATCCCTTCGGACACTGAATAGGTATGCTCCTTGGTTATCCGTTCTGATTGCTCATCCGGTCGATCATCTCTTTTACAAACTGGATGTCCTCCGGCTTCACCTTCCGGGAAGCATCGAAGAGAACCTTGTATTCCGGATTCTCGAAGAGGAACTGTGCCATGTCACGTGCTTCGGGATTGAGATAATATGTTTCATCATTCCGGTTATCTTCAATGAGATCCCCAACATTAACGTGCAAGTATTTTGCAATATCGATGATCACATCTATTTTGGGGACTCTATTACCAGAACACCAACTTGATACAGTTGATTTATCAAAACCTAAATCATCTACTAAGTCTTTTTGAGACTTGTCGTTTAACATCAAATAGTATTTTAACATTTCGGCAAACTGGTTTGTGCCCATCCGAATCACCTCTTTCATTGTTCTAATTGCATTATAAGTCAGAGTTTTCAGAAACGCAACCAAAAAGTAAAAAAAGTTTACAAAATGTCTTGACAGTTTACAAAAAGTAGAGTAACATACATTTTGCAAACAAGAGTATGCACGAAGGAGGTAAATGAGAAAATGGCAAACCAATTAAAAATCAGGTTGTCTGCAGTGCGCGTAAATGCGGGCTTATCACAAGAAGAACTTGCAAGTAAAATGCGTGTATCCAGAGCAACCATAGTTAATTGGGAAAGTAATAAGGTAAAGATGAGTGAGGCTGATTTGACGTTATATTCTACAATATGTGGATTTCCGAAAGATCATATTTTTTTACCCTATTAGTTTACAAAATGAAAACTATAAATCAGTAAAGGAGGCAGCAGGAGTGATAAGACCGGATGGGACACAAAGTGCAAAAGTAATACAAGTGATTGAAACAAAATCTAAAAGAGGTATGGGGACAGAAAAAGACCCAGTACGTGAAGTTATTCAGTACTGGGATTTCCAAGGAAATTTTCTGGCAGAGATGGATAAAGAACATTGTAAGCCACTCATTGAATATGATGCGAAGGTTGTCAAGGAGTCTATTTACGCAGAAGCTGTTCCGCATCCATAAAGGCAAGTTCTGAGTCGATGAAAGTTACCATTGCTGTGATAAAGGATTTTAGGTCATCAGTAGTATAACTCTCATGTTTCCTGGTGTAATGTGTTTCATCATTACCAATCCAGGCGGAAGCTTTTGCCAATGCCTTAATTCGTTTGTTATCAATATAGTCATTGATACATGGAGAGAGTTGTTTTGTTTTAATTGTTTCTTCGGACTCAGGGGACATAAGAATTGCAAAGTCTTTGACTAAAAATTCAAGAGCTTTGCGATACCCCATGCCACATATTTCTGAAAGACCCCATTGCTCAGCTTTTTCGGCCTGATTATATATTTCTACAAACTTAGGAGAAAGAGAGGAAATTCTATCAGAAAAATAGGAAACTTCTTCTCCATCAGGAACCAGACGTATTTGTGATAAACGATTAGTGGTTCCGACAGATGGATAGGGGCATTGATAAACTCCCATAAAACAGGCCTCACAACTGTGACAAAAAAATAAAATAAATACATAACAGTTGAGACCTTCTCGTTGAATATAGAACGATGTCAGAACTTGTGCGTCTGTACCTGTATCGCAGATAGGGCAAACTCCCGGTGTAGGGTATTCGAACCTGTATCCTGGCTCATTGGAAACAATATTTATCGGATTTATTTTTTTATACATTCATAACTCCACCTTTCAAATTTATTTTATCACAAGAACGGGGAGCTGCAAATGAACTTTTTAAGAAGGAGGAATAATCAATGGAAAAGGTAGATGAACTGATCGATGCACTGGCTGAGCACATCAAAAAGCGTATCGATGAAGGTAATGACATGGAGAATGAGATCACCGAAAAGACGAAGGCTCTCGCAGAGCTGGTGTCTGCAAGAGCTTCGTCGCTTCACTGATTGTCACCATCATCTTTATCAATAGTGTCAATGATTGTTCTGAAAAAAGTGGTTACTTCCTTTGCAGTATCAGCAGAATCTGCATACTGGTTGATTAACCCGTTTTGAATAGCTAATTCAGTAAAGCTTTTGGCAAGTGTGTACTTGGAAGTCTCATTCAAATGCATGTTAAAATCTCCTTTCCATTTTACTCGGCTGCTGCAACAGCCTGTAAGTACAGTATAGGAAAAGGAGAAAGTGGATTCAATATGGTAGGCATTTCGATTTATCGAAAGAATCATTTCGGAGAATCGAAGTGCAGTAGGAAGGAGATGACAGGAATGGAGAAAATCGACAGATTATATGCTCTCTTAGAGCGTAACGACATTGATGAGAACACCAAGGCAGCGCTGCGGTGGGCAATCTTTGAGTTGGAGAATGCAACTTAGACAACCATAGCACCATAAGCTGTAGAAAAGCAGTCAGGAGGTACATATGCGGATTGTAAATTTAATCCACATCGGGGACCAGGTATTGTCATTGGATGACATGGATCCCATGAAAAAGGCAGAGATTGCCTTACGGCTGAATGAACAGAGTCTGAAGACTCTGGGATATGCAGTCAAGAAGGAAAAAGAAACAGCATAACTGCAAATATCCGTGCCCTGTACGTGGTGTTACCCGACACCACACTCCCCTTTTACACAATTAGCGTGTGTGTCCAGTCCTCCCCTGGCTGGGCACCACGTAGAGGGCATGGATGGGACGAGCATTAGATCACGTTCTGTGCGTGGTGCATCTTGCTGCATCACCATATGACGGCATATCACCCACTGCTATGATGGTATGCCGATCTCCTTCCGGTGGTACCCGGGTAGATCAGCACCGGGCACCACGCAGAGAGCGTGATCGGAAAGGGCAAAGATGAACATAGACGAAAGTTATTATGTAAGAGAAGTCATGAATAACAAGGACAGCGCAGAGTTCTGGCAGTCGTCCAATGAAAGCCTGGCGCAACGTGTATACAAGCAGGTCAAGCAGGAAACCCCTGCAGCTAAACTCTATATATTTAGCGGTGTGCAGGTAATCACGACCAACCAGGCGCAGAAGGAGATGTTACTCAGATTTCTCGAGATGGAAGAGGACATATGCAGCGCAAAAATCAATGAGATACAAGAGATAAAACGGCTGATAGAGGGGGAGAGTGCGGATGTATAAAGATATAACGATATCGATTCTCGGGGCATTACTTCTGGAGCCGGTATTTAAAACAGCAGAGACAGGAGAGCAGATCGCCATGGTCATGGGTTTGGCGGCTATGCTTTTTATTTTTTGCCTTTTTTGCGAGGATCAGGCAGAAAAATGGCAGGAAAAGCGCCGGAGGGCACGGATTATGGAGCAGAAGATAGCGAAGCTGAGAGGAGGCATAACCTGTGAGGGAAGAGAGAGCACAGGAAATATTGAAGATGCTGGAGCAGACACCGACGCAACCGCTTAGGATCCTGATCCCGCATGAGGCAGACGAGGTGATGTCCTATGTTCTGCGAAAATACAGGTCCGCACACCGTGTAGAGCTGCACAACGGAATCCATTATATCACCGTGACAGACGAGGCGGTGAGCGTCATCCTGGATCGGTTGCAGAGGGAAAGAGCAGACTTTCAGCGGACACTGGAAAGGTATGACGAGGACATCCGCGGCGTGGAATATCTGCTCGAGAATCCGCAGAAAAGACATTACTGGTCACAGAGCAGTTACATAGTGCCTCCGGCATATTCGGAGCAATAAAAAAAGCCGGCATTTGGCGATGCCGGCCAGCTCACAGAGCTACTTATATAGACAAGATAAGTATACCTCTGTAAGCCGGAAAAGTCAAGCAAAATGGGGCTTTTTGAAAGCCCCTGCGCACTTGATAAAGATATTAAAGTTAGGATACAGAGGCAATGGTAAAGCGAAAGAAAATGAGGTTAAGACATGGGGATGTCCTAGACGTGGAAGAGTACCATGATGGCAATTATGGATCCCCAGGGAAGAGCAGACAGAAGAAGGAGAAGCCGACCAAGGAACAGGTGCGGCTGATAAATCAGAGGAACAAGGTCAGAAGATGTAGATGGAGACTGATCCAGTACTTTGATCAGGGAGATCTGTTTATCACATGGACCTATGAGATCGGGAACCGTCCACCAGATATGGCAGGAGCACTGAAGGACTTCCGGGCGGCAATCATCAAGATCCGGAAGATCTACCGGGCAAGGGGTGTCCCACTCTACTGGATCAGGAACATAGAAAAGGGAACCAAGGGAGCCTGGCATATCCACCTTGTGATCAAGCAGACACCGGAGGGTGATGCGGCTGCTATCGTGACCAAGGCATGGACAAAGGGCGGCACCTACGTGGCAGAGATCCGCAACAGCAAATTTAACGGGAATGACATGGAACAGCTGGCAGGGTATCTGACCAAGGACGAGCACACTGCAGAGCAACGGGCGGACGGTACACCAGGTAAACCAAGGATTGCAGAGTCATCCTACAATACCAGCCGCAATATGCCGCTTCCGGAGCCTAAGACGGACAAGCTGGTCCGCTGGAAGCCGGAGGTCAAACCACCCAAGGGATATTACATAGCCGGGATGCATGAGGGCATCAATCCGGTCACGGGATTTTTGTACCGGAGTTACACGCTGATCAGGTTAAAAACACAGGAGCGGAAGAAAACGCCGAACAGGGTAAGGAGGTGTTGATAAATTGGAAAATGAATTGAAAGTAGTGGATATCTTTATAGGCACGACGCTCAGGGGATCCGCAAAGGGCTCCGGCCGGGCAATGTACATCATGAGGACAAAGCGCAAGAACGGCAGTGACTATGAAGCAGCTCCACAGATCGTAGAGTATGACGATACCACGGAGAGCGAGTCAGTCCTGCGTGCCATCCGGGATGCCCTGCAGCGTCTCCATTATGCCTGCACTGTAGTGATCCATACAGAGTGTAGCAACGTGGCAGCAGCTATCACACAGCATTGGCCGGAGAAATGGCAGCGGGACGGATGGAAGAGCGCCAAAGGGAACCCGGTGAAGAATGCCGTATTGTGGGAAATGCTCCTGCAGGACGTGGAAGAGGGTGGTCATATCCTGCTGGCGGAAGGCGAGAAACATGAGTATGCCGAGTGGATGCGCTTTAACATGCCATTGAAGAGGGCATTAAAAGACATTTTCACAGAAGTACCGAAAAACTGACAGCATGAGTAGGTGACATGTGTTAGAGACCATTCCGGTGACGTCACCGCAATGGTAAAAATACAACATTATGACAGTAAACAGTGACAAAATGTCACGGTTTGAGACGAAACGTACGGAAAAATCGTACAGTTGCACCGGTGCAACCGGGAAAGGAGACGAATATGTGGGATAAATTTGGAGAATTTGACTCCGTGGAAGAACTGAACAGAGCGGCAGCAGGTCAGAAGGAAGAAGGGGATGAAGAGGCGTTGATTGCCCTGGCAGTTGAAAATGGTCTGACCAAGGAAGATGCACTGGACTACATGGATGGCGTGGTAGATGAGCTGGCATCTCCGCTGATGGCCGCACAGGGAAAAATCAAAATTGAAAGTGCGGAACTGAAGCCAAAAGAAATCATGGAGGACTGGGTGCAGTATATCCTGATCCGAATCACAGAAGATCCGAAGATGCAAAAAGCAGTACGGAGGAAGGGGAAGAGTCTGGAAGGCTGTATAGCTGCCCTGCTTACCTGGTCATTTAAACATCAGATTCCCGTTAATCAGAAAATCATGACGGCAGCAGGAGTGAAAGCCGGCCGGTGTACACTGGGGATCCCGGGGATGGCAACGGCTAAGAAGATCATCACGAACTACTACATAGGAAAGTAGGTAGAGAATATGAAAAAGAAAGCAATCGAAAAGATTCCTTACCTGACACTTCCGGAAACCAATAAGAACCGTAAGGTAAAGTATATTGCTGTTACAGCGTTCAAGAATATTGCACATGAGCAGCACCTGTTTATTGAGGTATACCGCAACAGGAAGCAAGACAAGGATGTCCCGGTGATACGGATCGTACTTACTAAAAAGGATTTCGGAAATTTTGTTCCTGAGACGTCCAGATGGACCAGAGAAAAGATAGAGCCGGAACGCTATTATAGCGCTGTGTGTCTTTTATGGCACAGGAACAATGACAGAGCCGGGACCTGGAAACAGGCAATGCAGGAAAACGTCCTGTATAGTGCAAATGATTATGACCGGATCAAGAAGATATGCCATGTGACTATCTGGAATCAAGACAGATGGCCTGAGTATATCTATGAGCACGAGAACAACATCGTCGTGACCGCCAGAAGGCAGGCAGAGCACAGAAAATACCTGCGCAGGCAGCAGGCCTTAAAGGAACGGATAGAGAACACACCGGAGCTTCCGGAGAAGATGATCCTGGAGAAGGCAGATAAGATCTATTTCGGAGAAAAACATTTCCTGTATTACAAAAAGCATGGATGCTGGGCGGATGTTGCCTGTAGCAAGTGTGGAGGAGTTACAACCGGAAGATGGAAAGCCGGGATATCTTATGAGTCACAGTTTCAGACATGGGTCGAAGAACCAAGGGAAGGACAGAGAGGCACCTGTCCAATGTGTGAGGCAGTCGGTGAGTATAAGTGTCAGGGAAAAGTGAAAGGTGAGCACAGTGAGAATCAATATTTATTCCTGGGACAGAAATACAAAGAGACTGGAATGGTGATGAGATATATCGAAGTGGGAAAAACCTGGAACATACAGCTGGTGAGTGGAGAAAAAGGCGTGGAGATGCACGGAGCATACGAGGAGCTATCGGGAGTAGAAATTGCCAGAGCATATTTTATTCCGGGGGAAAAGATACAAATAGATTATCACAAACACAATCCGTATAACGGAGATTTCTGGGATGATTGTAACCTGTATGGAAACGCAAATATCACGATCAGAGAGGCAGCAGTCTTGTCAGATACTTATGAGAATATGAGAGGAACCATGTTCCAATACAGTGCTATGCGGGAATATGGCCGAATGGTGTATAAGTACAATCCTATTGACTACCTGAGCAGATATAAAGAAACTCCGCAGATCGAAATGCTGGTGAAGATGGGGCTGACGGAAGTGGTAAAGAGCCTGATCGGGTGCAGATATGGGATAGTGTCAGACAGGAATGCAAAGAGGCCGGATCAATTTCTGGGAATCCGGAAACAGCGTGTCAGACAGCTGATGGAGAAAAAAGGCGATCTTAATTTGCTGGAGTCCATGCAAATGGAATACAGGATGGGAGCAGAGTGGACGGATGAACAGATGGCGCATGTTTCGGAAGCTCATCTGGAGAGAAGACAACTTGAAGTAGCTACAGCATACATGAGTGTGCAACAGTTGCTTAATCGCATCAAAAAATATGCAAAATGTGAGTGGGAAACAGGATGCACAAACGCTGCGCAGATGTTGCAGAATGTAGCCACAACGTATATAGACTATCTGAGTATGCGGGTTGCCCTTGGATATGATTTACATAACACGGTATACCAGCAACCAAGAGATCTTACGGCAGCACATACAAAGATGGTACTTGAAAGCAGTGAGAAAGAAATGGATGCGCGGCTGAGCGAAGTGAAAACAAGATTTCCAAAAATCCGGAAAGAGTACAGGAAGCTTCGAAACCGGTATTTTTACGAGGATGAAAATTTACTCATCCGTCCGGCCAGATCAGCAGAGGAGATCGTAATGGAGGGACGGATCCTGCATCATTGTGTAGGCGGTAATAATTACCTGAACAAACACAACAGAGGTGAGACTTATATCCTAATGGTGAGGCAGCAGTCCGATCCGGAAGTACCATATATCACAGTGGAGATAGAGGCAAAAACAGACAGGATAAGACAGTGGTATGGGGTAAACGATAAAAAGCCGGATGAAAAAAATATGCAGAAATGGCTGGATGACTACATAGAGAAGTTGAAAAGTGGATTACTGGTAGCAGGCGCAGCAATAAAGTACAAAACAGACATCAAAATAGCAGCAGACACACAGCAGGTATGCGTAGCGGGATAATAGGAGGGAAACATGGAAAACGTGATTGAGAAATACAGATCCTATCAGGAATATAAAGCAGAACTGGATTCTGAATTGAGCAAAACAGCGGAGGGATTTGTCCGGATCGGATACTTGCTGAGACTGGCAGAGGATACGGACATCCTGAAAGAGTCCGGTTATAGCTCTGTCTTAGAGTTCGCACAGGCGGAGTACAACATCGACAAGACGCAGGTGTCCAGATTTATAAATATTAACAAAAAGTTTTCCGAGGGCGGTTACAGTGACCGACTGCAGGAGAAGTACCGTGGCTTCGGGTATTCCAAACTGACACTCATGATGCAATTGCCGGATACGGTAAATGAGGAACTGACACCGGACTACAGTAAGTCAGAGATCCAGCAGATCAAGAACCAGATTGACAAAGAGAATAAGACAACGGATTTGGAAATCATGATGGAAGGACAGGATCCTGTGATGGAGGAAGCAGAGGACGATCTGTGCAGGGCAGTGAGACAGCTGGCCGGGGATATTCAGGATGGTGAGGAGATTCCGAGGCTGTATAAGGAGATCTGGACAGCGGGCAGAACGGGACTGACAGCGGAAGATCTGCAGGTGATCATGACACCGGGCGGACAGAGGATGTACACCATGCGTATCCAGGGGATGGGCGGACGAAACCTATCCCTAAAGGACCATAACAATGGTGACAGCGTTGCACTGATCAATATGCGAACAGGAGAAAAGCGGGAATATACATGGAATCGATTGCTGGAGGTATGGCGGCACTTGGTCAGTGGCGGTGCCACCTATCAGGAAGCGTGGCAGCAGCTCTACGGAAAGCCGTGGCCGGAAGAAAGGAAAATTGCACCGGTGCAACCGAAAGAGGAGAAGAAACCGGCACCTAGAAAAGAGACGAAGGTATCTCAGCCGAAGAAACCGGAACCGGTAAAAGCATCGGAGAAGCCTGCGGAACCTGTGGAAGAACACAGGCAGCAGGCGCCGGCAATACCGCAGAGCAAGTGGCCCAGTACATATAAGCCCGGTGACATTGTGATGAATACCTTATCAACGGAGTGCGGAGAACTGGTGGAGCAGACGGCAAAAGAAAAGATCTGGCTGTTCCGGCCGACAGCACCGGCTGGGGATCCTTATAATTTATCGGAGGACTATTTTAAGACAGGACAGGCACCGGAAGAGCCGCAAACACAGGTAAATGACTCGTCTTCCCGGGAAACTGACGCGGATAATCAGAATACCGACACCATGGGATTGGAAGAACAGGTACCGGGACAGACAGATCTGCAGAGTGACTTTCCGCAATATTGCCCGGACGCGGACAAAAGGACCGCTTATCTTAAGTCCATCCGTGGAGCAGTGGATAATCTGGTACGTTACGCAGAGATGGATCTGATCGGTGCAGCCAGACAGCAGGTGTCTGATATCTCCGGCTATCTGGACAAGCTGGAAGAACTCAGCAAAGGAGGCGGTCCGGATGCCGAAGAGATCGAAGCAGGCGAGAGCACGGGAGTTTAATACATCCTCCCGCCGGATTATCAAAGAACGTGATCGCAACCAGTGTATTTTTTGCCGGATGCAATACCACATGGAAGACGTCACCTGGTCAGGGCCGGAATCACTGAGCATCATGCACTATATCCCGAGATCCCACGGTGGACTCGGGATCCCACAGAATGGTGCACAAGGCTGCGTCAGTCATCATGAGATGCTGGATAACGGCAACAAGAGCCGGAGGGATGAGATGTTGCAGCTCTTCCGAGCGTATTTGCAGGATCACTACCCGGACTGGAGCGAGGATGCCCTGATTTATAACAAGTGGGGATGATGTATATACAAATTTGTATATACATAAAGGAACGCAGAGATGAGAAGCAGAACAATAAGCAAGATCATCCGGATGACTCCGGAGGAAAAGCGAAAATTAGAGTACTGTGCAGAAAAAATGGGAAAGACCGAGACGGAGATACTTATTGCCGGAGTGAATAATTACTATGCTGCAGTACAGAAAGCACTGGCAGCCCAGAAAAATCAATGAGCCTTTTGGAGTGTACTCACGAACAACCATAAACATAGCCACGGGACGACCGCTGAAAATCCAAGAGGCAGCAGTCGTCCGGGAAGGAGACAACAATGCAGTATAAGGACTGGGACGGAAATCTTCTGCCGGATCCGGCGCCACAAATCCATAATGTACATATAGGCGACATAATTAAGACAACACACAAGTCCATCGAGGAGCCGCTGGAGACCCGCGGACGGGGACAACACCAATTTATCAGTGAGACCAGGGAGTACGAGGTGATAGCGGTTTATCCGCGCACGATCCAGACACGAGACCGCAAGACTAGATTTACAAGGTGCTTTTCTTACGGCGATTTATTAACAATGGGAATAGAACATCAGGGAGCAGAAGTGGAAGATATGAGAGCTACATACGGACAGGACCAGAAGAGAGAAAATCTCACTAAAAAACTTAGCTTATTCAATCCAGATTACAACCCTGACAATTATAAGAAAGGCAAAAAGAAAAATGAAAACAATAGAAAAGAAAATCCTGCCACAGTACTTTCAGGCAGTACGGGAGGAAAAGAAGAATTTTGAGCTGCGAAAAGATGAAGATGATGTACAGCCGGGAGATGTCCTGATCTTAATGGAGTGGAAAAACGGAGAATACACTGGCCGGACAGAAGTACGCCGGATCCGGTATGTGCTCCGGGATGTACCGGAATATGGACTGATGCAGGGTTACTGTATCATCGGATGGTAAAGGAGGATTCAGGGATGGAATTACAGGAACTTACAAATAAAGTGCTGAGATTATTTGATGCGAAGACAACCGAAGATCTGCCAGAGAAATTGCTGGCTGCAGTTCAAAATAATGATGAGACAGTGTATGAAAAATTTTGTGAGAATGTAAAAGATTTGAGCATCGACTGGTTACAAATGATTTTTCAGTATTATCATGCAGATAGAACGGAAAAAATGCAGGATTATACACCTAAGAGCTTAGCTGTGTTTATGGGAAAACTTGCAGGAAAATCAGATATAGTTACAGATATGTGCGCTGGATCAGGGGCATTGACAATTCAAAAATGGAATATGGACAAGAACCAAAAATTTGAATTATATGAATATGACAGCAAGGTAATGCCATTTCTACTGTTCAATATGGCAGTTAGAAATATTGAATGTAAAGTATATCATTCAGATGTATTGAAACAGGAAGTATTTCACACATACAAAATCGCAAGAGGAGAAAAATTCGGGAGATTTACGGAAATATGAAAATAAAGAAAACCTTAATATCAAATCCACCGTATAACATGAAATGGGAAATACCGCCATTCGCACAGATACAACCACGATTTTCTAAATGTTATGTAGTGCCACCTGCAAATAATGCGAATTATGCATTTGTACTAACAGGACTGGAAAAAAATGACAGGTGTGTTTTCCTTCTGCCAGCCGCTATAATGAGCAGCAATCAAAAGGAGGAAAAGGCAATAAGAGAATGGTTAGTAGAGGAAAACCTGGTAGAAGCGGTGATTATCTGCCCGGACAACATGTTTGAGTCCACTGGGGTGGGAACCTGTATTATTGTTTTGGACAAAAACAAAGAACATGTAACCACGGAAATGATAGACATTAGGAATAGATATGTAGAGGAAATCAGAGATCAAAAAGGGCAATATGGTGGAACCTCTCATACTAACAGAATCTATCAGAAAAAAATAAAGGTTATTCCGGAAAAAATAATGGAAGATGTGCTGGATGCAATCAGGGAAAGAAAAAGTATTCCTGATTTTTGCAAATCAGTAAGCATTGAAAAAATAAAAGAGGATAAATATTCTCTTTTGGCGAGTCACTATCTCGATATACAGGAAGAGGAAGTAAAGCATAGGAGCTATGAAGATATAGTAGAGGACCTAAACAGGGTGGTGAGAGAAAAAAACGCATGCAAGCTCACAATCAATGAAAGTCTGGCAAAAGGAATGGGATTCGATATCGAAATGTACAAAAATGATCAGCAAGATACAGGACTCGATGAACTGCTTGTAAAATTGGGAGCACCACAGCTTGAAAAAGATAATTATTTTTCAATATCAAAGAATAAAAACGAAATCCGATTTGAGAACAACAGCAAAGATATTCTGTCAAGCATCTTGGTGATGATTATGCAGACATGGAAACAGCACATATATTACCTGAATCAGCAAGAAAATAGATATTTGGCTGAATTGCGGGACGCACTGATTCCGGATCTGATGAGTGGAAAAATTGATGTAACCTGAAATTTAGTAAAGGAGAGCGGAAACGGAATGTGTGATTTTTGCGAGAAATATGCAAATGTAAGCGGCAAACATGGAACTATTAGGCTTGGAGCGGAGAATTATATGCTTTTTGCCAACAGCGAAAAAGAGCCGATGGAAGCGATAAAAATAAAAAACTGCCCACTGTGCGGTAGAGATTTGACGGACAAATAGCAAAGGAGACGATAATGGGAGGAATCATAGGAATATTTTTATTGGCATCTGCAGCTTTCTTTGCTGGCAAAACTTCTGAACAGGCAAAATTCTATGGATTAATGTCAGAATTCTTTTCAGATGAAAGAGTCAAGATCGATTTGACTAAGCATTCAAAAGATTTTTACGATGGCATCATTTATCTGGGTGATTATATTTACAAGCGAGTGAAATAAAATCCTTGATAAAACAAAATGTCCTGCATCGGGATTGCTCCACAAATACAGAACATTTGTTCTTGACAAACAAATAATACCATTGCAGCAAGTATTTGTCAATGGTTACTGTTACATAAAAACAGCGGTACACCCACCGACCAAAGTAAGTTGTACCGCTCTCACGCTTGGGAGTATTATACCACACCGGTGATCCCCAGGCAAGGAATTTGTGGAGGATTACGGATATGAACATCAAAGAACAGGTTAAAAACAATATCATGTTGAAAATGCGCTACTATCTGGGCAGTCAGGAACTGGATCTGCTTGGTGCTGTGCTCACCGATGAACTGACCAAAGTAGAGGTGGAGGCCCCGGAGACAGAGATTGCCACCGTGGATAACACGAATGAGTATATCATGCAGCTGTTTATGTTAAAAAAGGCTCCCAAACTGGCAGAGGATACCGTAAGACAATATACGGATGCGGTGCGGCGGCTGACAGACTACTGTCAAAAGCCGCTTACCCGGATCACCAGTATGGACGTGGAAAGTTGGCTTAATAGCATCAGCGGCAACAATATCAATACGTCTCTGAATAACCAGCGGCGGCATCTCAGCGCATTTTTTACGTGGATGCGGAAGAGCAAGATCGTGACGGAGAATCCTGTGGAAAGCGTGGAAATTTACCCGGAAATCCAGAAGCCGGTAGACCACATGGAAGCACAGGAGTACGAGGAACTTAAGACTGGATGTGCCCATAAGCGCGACCGCGCTATGATGGAGTTGCTGCGGAGCACAGCCATCAGAGTGGGCGAAATGGAACGGCTCAATGTGAGTGACATCGACTGGCGCACCGGATCCGTGTCAGTGTATGGTCAGAAAACACGTACCTATCGGACCGTATACCTTGATGATATTGCGCTTAAATACCTAGGGGAGTATATCCAAGAGCGTGGCTGCGGTATCAACAGCCGGGATCCGTTGTTCGTAGCGGCCCGGTGCGTCCACGGAAAGTATAATCGCCTGTCGAATGCCGGGATCCGTAGTGCACTTAAGAGTATCGCAAGTAGAGCAGAGGTTGATCGCCGAGTATACCCCCACCTCTTTAGAAAGACCACAGCGACCAACATCTGCAAGCGTGGCGGTACTGTGTGGGATGCTGGTCACTATCTGGGGCACAAAGACAGGAGCACGGCGGGCCAGCACTATGTGGCAGAGGATCAGGAGTGCATGAGATCTATTTTTAGATTGCGGGTGGCTACAGTATAAGATGATTGATTATGAACGGTCAGAGTGGTATAATTGTTATAAACATTTGGAAAAGGGGGATTTGTAAATGGAAAAGAATGATAAGTATGAATTGCCGGAGGATTTTGGAGACTTTGCTTTTATGCCAAAATTCAAAGAAAATATAGAAGAATTGTCGGAATTGGCAGAAGAGGAAGATTGGTCCTATAAAAATACTCCAAGTGATAGTGATTATCCTATACTTGAGAATTATATTCGTTATACATATAAAAGAATAGCAGAAGAGAAGAAGGTTTCATTATCTAGGAATGAGGATATGATATGCTTTGACACAGGATTAATAACGAGAAAGCAGGCAGAGCCTATCTATATTCTTTTTACTGTAAATAAATTAACAGAAATAAAGAGTTATTGGCATTTTTATAAATTTGCGCGAAAGGGAGAGGCGGATATGCGTTATTTTGCTAAACTTCCAGAAATGGCGTATTATTTTGACACACCGAGTAAATTAGTATTTGATGCAAAAAAGGAATTGGTTGTAAATATTGAACATATTATAGAAGATAATAAAAATAGATTTCCAGAACCGTATTCGTCTATGCCTGACTATAATTTGCAAAATTATTTGACGGGATGTATTGAGCGCTCGGTGGAAAGGGTGAAGAGAAATTATAAAATTGCTGTTCCTCAGTATTATCGAAATGGGATACAGCTATTAATTCCTTTGTGCATTGCTAATCCTCAAAAGGCGGATTTAGCGATAGTAGTTGAAGATTATGGAACAATGTATAGGGCATCCACATGTCTGACTTTAGATATGGCAATAAACAATGCGAGACTTTTAGCAAATCCAGATAGAAATTGGTTAGTTCCATAAATTTATTTAGTAATTCTATGAAAAATGTTTAATGAATGTAAAGAGCCATAGAGCCGATGCATGGAGAAATCCATGTGCCGGCTCTTTTATTTTGCAGAAAGGAGGCAGCAGGTGTCAGCGAAGAAAAATCCATTATGTGATAAAGCATATGAAATGTACAGACAAGGAATGAAACTGGTAGATATTGCCGACGCCCTGGAAGTGCCTCCTGGGACGGTGCGGAGGTGGAAAAGTACGCACGGATGGGATGCCGAACGTTCGCCATCCGAAAGCGAACGTTCGGGTAAGAAAAAACAGGTAAAAAAGTCTCCTGTTGACGATGGCACGAAGGATACTCTGCAGAACGATGAACTAACCCCGGAACAGCAGCTTTTCTGCGTATATTACAGTAAAACATTTAATGCAGCTCAGAGTTACCAGAAGGCATACGGATGCACCTACGAATCTGCACTCTGCTCAGGTCCCCGATTGTTAGGAAATGTTAGGGTAAGAGCAGAGATAGAACGTCTGAAGGAATTGAAGCGCCAGCAGATTGTGACAGGAACAGAGGATGTAGTGGAACTGCAGATGCGAATTGCGTTTGCGGATATTGGAAACTACCTGTCATTTAGTGAAAAGGAATTTACAGACCCGGAAACGGAAGAGGTAAGGTCAATAAGCACTATAAACCTAAAGCAATCGACCGATACGGACATGCAGCTGATCAAGGAAGTGAAGGATGGAAGATATGGTGTATCCATAAAACTGGAGGACCGGCAAAAGGCGATCAACTGGCTTACAAAGTATTTCCTGATGCACCCTGAGAGCAAATACCGGGCAGAATATGAAAAGAAACGTGCCGAAGCAAATGATAATAGTACAGAGGATATCCTGAAAAATATGCAGACCATAGCAGACATCCTGAAAAATCCGGTAGCCAATCGTAAAATAGAAGATTTCGAGGAGCAGACAAATGAATAAGCCGGCACCGTTCAGCGAACGGCAATATCAATATTTTCTACGCTGCATACATAGCTGGTTTAATGTGGCGGAGGGTGGAAAACGTGGTGGGAAAAATGTGCTGCAGACATTGATATTCTGCACACTGTTGGAAACACACAAGAACAAGATTCACCTGGTAGCAGGAGTATCAAACGCTACTGCAAAATTGAATATCCTTGACTGCGATGGGTATGGTCTCCTGAATTACTTCGAGGGCAGATGCCGAGAAGGAAAATACAAGGATAGAGACTGCGTGTACGTGCAGACAAAAACCGGAGAGAAGGTCGTGTTGGTATCCGGTGGCGGAAAAGATGGCGACGAGAAGCTGATCAAGGGTAATACATACGGCATGGCATATGTGACAGAAGCAAACGAATGCCATCAAAAATTCTTGAAAGAGGTATTTGACAGAACATTATCCAGCTCTGACCGGAAGATATTCCACGACCTGAACCCTAAAGAGGAAGAACACTGGTATTACACAGATATCCTGAAATTTCATGAGGAACAGCAGGCGCTGCATTCGGATTACGGCTATAACTACGGGCACTTTACTTTAGTTGATAATATGAGCATGACGGATGAGCGGATCCACGCAGTACTTATCACTTACCAGAAGGATACGGTGTGGTATCGGCGCGACATAAAGGGAGAGCGGGCAGTTGCCGAAGGAATCATATTCCCTAAGTTTGCCGATAATAATGAGCCATATTTGTATGATGAAGAGACGGATCCGCTATTTGCAAGAGATAAAAACGGAGAATTGATACATAAACCATTCAAGGTAACGCTGGGGATTGACTTCGGTGGAAATGGATCCATGACAACGTATGTTTTAAAACTGTATTTTAATCGATATCATGACCTACGGACAGCAGAAGAGGATTTCCTGCCATTGTCAAATAACATTGATGCAGACATGATCTGCAAAAAGTTCGTGGAGTTCTATAATCGATGCAGAGATAAATACGGGAGAATCGACTGGGTGCTCCCGGACAGCGCCAGTACGACAATGATAAACAGCTTGCGGAGCGCTGCTAAGAAGGAAGGACTTCCGTACCAAAATATAAAAGGCTGCCGGAAGAATGAAATATCGGATAGACCGAAGACAATGGATAGATTGTTAAACACTGGCAGGATAAAGATCAATCGAAAGTGTGAGCATTTGCGAAAGGCTGTAGGGAGCTTGAAATGGGATGAGGATCATCCGAACCAGCCAGAAGATAAGAATATAGGTAACTGTAATGACTGGTGGGATGCGGAATGCTACACCTGGTTAGATTTTGTGGAATATATAGACTTAGACAGGTAAAGTTGCACCGGTGCAACGGGAGGAAAACATGGAAGGATGCGTAAAGAATTTTTTACAGAAAAAGGGATACACAGTTAATGATAATGCGCTGAGTAAGATTGAGATATGTGACGACTGGTACAGCAATAGGGTTATAGAGGACTTCCATAAGCGGAAAACGCTGAATGGTGTTTCGTATGAACTGAGCCGGTTAAATTTTGGAAAACGATGTTGCTCGGATGACGCGAACCTGTGCGAAGTGTTGAAAATCAATGTCGGGGACGGTGAACAGGCCAACTATGTTACCAAAGTGCTTGACGGTAGTAAATTCAATACCCAGTACCGTAAGCAGTTAGAAAAGACCTCTGCGGACGGGACAACGGCCTGTTATATCCGCTTGGATAATGCCACTTTTATGGATGATGGATCCGTGAAAGGAGGGGACATCAAATTAAACTATGTGGAAGCAGATGCTTTTATGCCGCTGACTGTGGAAAATGATATTGTAACAGAAGCAGCATTCTCCGGCAGCGCGCTGTCAAAGGGAAAGAAGCAGACTACGCTTGTATTGTTTACCATTGACGAGGACGGTAGTTACATCGCAGAGACACAGGTGTTTGATGATAAAGGCAGTAGGATAGAGGACAAGGAAACAACTGTAAAGTTGGGTGAAGTAAAGCCGTTTGCTGTGATGCGGAATGCTGAGGTTAATAACCTTGACGATATGGAGGGATATGGACTGCCAAAGCTGTGGAACGCAATTCCAACACTGAAAGTGGTGGATTTGTGTTATAACGTCCTTTTTTCCGATTTGGACAAGGCAGAAAAGATTGTCCTTGTCAATGAATTACTGTGCGAGTTTGACCAGGATGGAAAGCCGAAGCTGACACCGGAACAGAAAAAGTTATTTGTGTTCACCGGGGAAAAATTACCGCAAGAAAAGAGCATGATCCAGGAGTATAACCCAAAGATCCGTGTAGACCAGATTACTAAAGCGTTTGAATTGGCGTTGTCTCTGCTATCTATGTCATTTGGGTACGGCACAAAAAAATATTCCTTTGAAAATGGACAGATCACCACGGCCACCGAATATGTGGGAGAGCGTCAGGATCAAATGCAGGAGCTCAACCGGCAGCGGCAGGAGGCCATCATGTACATACAGGATATTTGTAGGGCAGTAATGTGGTTTGCAAACACCTTTCAGGGGAAAGCCTTCAAAATAGATCAGAAGATTATTGTAGACTTTGATGATAGTTACATCACGGATCGGGAGGCAGAACTGGAGCGTAAGCGTAATGATGCCTTGGCCTTCGATATCCCTAAACTGACAATCTGGTATCTGATGGAGGCATATAGTCTGACAGAAAAAGAGGCAACGAAACTGGTAAAAGAAAAAATTCAGGAAGAAGAGGAACAGCCTGTTGGAGAGGATGAAGACTAATGCTGACAAATGAACAGGAAGAGATCATCGGCGAAGCATTACTTCCATTGTTTCAGTATTTGGAACACAGTGTGATCGTGGATGTGGCACAGCGGATCCTGGCAACAATGGCATATTCCAGGACAGCAGAAATTGAAGCACAGCGCCTTCAGCAGTTAGGGTACAGTCCGGCAAAGATACGAAAAACTGCAATGAAACTGTTACAGTCGAACCCAGAATTTCGGAAAGAAGTGGCGAAGAATACTCTGGAACATAAGAAGACGGTGAAAAAACTGCTGAAAGAGATACTGAAGGCAGCAGAGGCAGCAGGTGGACAGGTTATGCAGGAATCAGCAGACCTGTCCTATCTGGATGATCTGAGAACCTGGAAGCAGGCAGGGAAAGAAATTACAGATAATTCTTTCTTACCGCAGCTGGTAGAAGCCATACGAAAACAGACAAACGAGAACATGAAAAGCCTGGCAGGATCGACAGGCTTTAAGACTATGTCTGGGTTTGAATCAATGGAGAATCTGTACCGCAGAGAATTGGATAAGGCAATGATTAGACTGTGTACTGGAACATTCAGCCGGGAGCAGGTAGTATACGACACGGTACATAGCCTTGCAGAGAGTGGACTACGCACCATTGATTTTTCATCGGGATACAATATGCAGCTTGATACGGCGGTGAAGCTGGCAGTAAGAACGGGCTCCGGGCAGATCGCTGCTAAAATCATGGATGAAAATATCACGAGGACTGGGGAAAACCTGGTATATGTATCCAAACACTGGGGGGCACGTAATACCGGCGCCGGCCATGCCAACCACGAACAGTGGCAGGGACGGGTATATTATATCAAAGAGGGGGAGGACTACAGTTCTGAGGCAAAGCGGATAGGCCAGGACTACATAACAGATCTGTGGCGGGCAACAGGATATAGCGCAGATGGGACTCACGAGAATGATCCTTTAGGCCTGCATGGGTATAACTGCCGGCACAAGCATTATGTGTGGTTCATCGGCAGCAGCCTTCCAGACGAAGATCCACAGCCTGATCCTGTCACGATAGATGGCAGGACCTACGACTATTACCAGATAACACAAAAAATGCGATCAATGGAAAGAAAAATCCGGGCATTGAAGCGTGAACGGGAAGCAATGGCTGCGCTGGGGCAGGATACAAAGGAGATATCCGGGAAAATTAAGCGGAAGATCAAGAATTATCAGGACTTCTGTAAGGACGCAAAGGTAAAGCCGGACATTAACAGATTGCGGTATGAGTGCAAGACATCAGATTTGACGAAGACGAAAGCATGGACAAAATATAATAACATGACAGAATCGGAAAAGGCTGATACTTACAGAGTAGATAGCAATGTTGTTGATATGGATTATATTAATTCTGCAGAGTATCGGAAAAAATTTGATTCTTTTTCTGGTAGCCCAGAGCTTAATAATCAGATATACACTGTAGCAAAACAGATTCTTCAACACAGGAGTGGCACGGATTTTGAAGATATGTACCTGATACATGCAAAAAATGGAACGATAGAAGGATCACAGACTGAAAGCACAGATATTTTACAGGTAAATTACAATGAATCACTGATAAATGCTATTAAAAACAACAAGGAGAAAGAACTTATAGCAATACATAATCATCCGACTAATATTTTGCCGGATGGAGCAGATTATGTAAGTCTTGGATACCGAAAATACAGACAAGGCATTATTGCAACACATAACGGGAAGGTGTATACTTACAACGTAGGAGATAAGCCTTTTACGTCAGGAGTACTTGACAGAAGAATATATAAATATCATGGAGCACCGTACTATTTGTCAATGGAAGAAGCACATGTAAAAGCATTGGAAACCATGATGGAGGATTATGGAATAGAATGGAGAGAACTGGAATAAAAGAAAAAGACTTAAGGGATGTTGTAAAAATATATAATGATACTCCAGAAGAAAATGAAAAGAAACTGAAAGAAGAGGAGGAAAAGTCCTCAAAGTTAAAAGAATGGGTTTTGGAGTAAAAAAATATTGAAACAAACATAAGTTTGTTTTATAATACATCTTGTGAGACACTTAAGCCAACCAAAAGGAGAAAGTTGGTAATATATGAGTTCTAAGTGGTGCAAATGCCCTAAATGTGGCAATCCGCACTTCTTAAAAGTATTGCCGAATACAAAAATATGTAATTTCCCGGCATACTGCAAGAAATGTAAAAATGAAATAGTGATCAATGTAGAGCCTAGAGCCGATGTGATCAATTCCAAGTGAATTGATCCGCGGCTCTTTTTGTGTTCTATGGTGGCGGAATGGAGCAGAGGCAGCTCACCGGGTTCATGCCCCGGAGGTCGCAGGTTCGATCCCTGCTTCCGCGATTATCTGTGGGTGATTCTCCCACGTTAAATAAATCATCGTTAAAGGAGATAGAGAAATGAAAAGAGAAGAATTGGAAGCCCTTGGAATGACCAAGGAACAAATCGACAAGGTACTGGACATACATCATAGCGAGTATGATCCGGTCAAAAAGGATTTGGACACTGCACAGGCCGACCTTACCGCGGAAAAGGAGAAAACAGCCACGCAGGAGAAAACCATCACAGATCTGAAAAAGGATCTTGGAGAATTCAAAGATGCCGATGTAAGCGGAATGAAGCAGAAAATTGAGGCTCTTGAAAATGATATCAAGACGAAAGAGACTGCTCATCAGCAGGAGATCGCAGACAGGGACTTCAATGATCTTCTTAAAGAGAGTATTGCTTCTGCAAAAGGAGTAAATGCAAAGGCAATTACCGCGCTTCTGGATGTGGATACGCTGAAAGCATCCAAAAACCAGAAAGAGGACATTGCTGCAGCACTGAAAGTTTTAACGGAAGCAGAAGACAGTAAAATGCTCTTCGGTATACCGGAGCCTAATCCGGTAGGGACTGGACATTTGATCGGACAGGTAAGAAACGGAGGCGGAGCAAGTGCAGATGACGCTGCAATGAGAGCTGCAATGGGACTTCCGCCTGCGGCAGAAACAAAATAGGGAGGAAAAATAAATGCCTAACACAATTGCATTAGCAAAAAACTTTGCACCTCTGCTTGACGAGGTATATCAGAGAGAATCTGTTACCAGAGATTTAACTGGGGACCCTGCAATGGCAAAAGCCGGAGCAAATGCAAAGGAAATCGTATATCCCCAGATTGCAGTAACCGGTCTGGGAGACTATGACCGTAACAGTGGTTATACTAAAGGCACTGTAGATTTCAAGTGGGTAACCACGAAGTACAACTATGATCGTGGTGCAAAACTGTCTGTAGATGCTATGGACGATCAGGAGACTTATAAACTGGCATTTGGTATGGCAGGTGCAGAACTTATGCGTACCAGAGTAGCGCCGGAAGCAGATGCTTTTACTTTTGCCACTCTGGCAGGGACCGAAGGTATCTCTAAGGGCGAGGCAAAAACCATTACTACAGCGGAGGATTTTCTTGCGGAGTTGTTGATTGCGAAGAGTAAGATGGACAACGATGAGGTGCCGGAAGAGGGCAGAATCTTGTATGCAACCTCTGATCTGCTCAACGCGTTGCTGATGATGGATACTTATAAGTCCAAGGAGATCCTTGCGGCATATACCATCAAGAAACCTGTACCTCAGAGCAGGTTCTATACATCTATCGACATGCTGGATGGTAGATCTCCTGATGAGGATGCTGGTCATTATCGCAAAGGCACTGCCAAGTACGAAAAGACCACTGACACTTCTGTAGTAAGTGGTAAGACTTATTACACTGAGAGTGGTGGTGCATATTCCAAGGTGACCAGTCCTGAGACATCTGCAATTGGCACTTACTATGAAATGGTTCAGGAAGCAGCGAAGAACATCAACTTTATGATTATTCATAAACCTGCAATCATTAAGCATGATAAGCATGTAGTATCCAATATAATTCCGGCAGACCTTAATCCGGATGCTGATGCTGATATTCTCAAGTATCGTAAGTATGGTATTGTGGATGTTTATAAAAACAAGGTGGCCGGTATCTATCTGAGCCACCAGGCGTAGGAGGTAGCACATGAGGACAGTAGGTATGGGAGTAATCCCCAAAGATGCAGCACTGAAACAGGAAAATGCAACGCTGAAAGCTGAAAATACACAGTTAAAATCTGAGAATGCAGCACTGAAACAGGAGATCGAAGATCTGAAATCCAAGAAGGTCCCCAAAAAGACCAAGGCAGAAGATCAGGATCCCGTAGAAGAGTAGAAAAGGAGGGAGCAGTATGTCTTACATAACGTGGGAGCAGTACGGCTCCCTTTATAATAACATCACGGACGAGAAGAAATTTAACCGATTATCCAAGCTGGCAGAGATCAAGCTGAATACAATTACTCATATGCGGGCAAAGAGGTTTGAGGAGGCGTATGACGAGGATACGGCCACAGACTTCCAACAGCAGGTCCATATGCAGATTCAGGATACCTTCTGCCAGCTGCTCAATGCTATGACCGTGCAGGAAGCCTCCGGCATGGGAACCGGAATTGCATCCGTCAGTAATGATGGTTATTCAGAATCCTATAAGATCACCACATCAACCGAGAAGGAAGAACAGCTTACCTCTGTAATACGTTCCGGTCTGTCCGGTACGGGATTGGCAGGTGCGCTATGAGCGTTCTTTTTACGGATACCATGACGGTATACAATTTCCACCGGGATTCGGAGACAGACGAGGAAGTATGGCTCAGATCAATAGTGAAGGGAGTCCAGTGGCGTCATAATAAAACAGATGTAACATCTTCCGGCGGCGTGCAGGCGGAAAGTAAGGTTGAGAGTATCACAGTGGACTTCCAACGGGGATATGGGAACAAGCCTTACCTGGAGCCACAGAAATTCCGTAAGTTGTCTGCAAAAGAGGCAGCGGGGTACTGGACACTGGATGTACGCACGAACCAGGATAAGTTAGTTCTGGGGGAATCGGAGAAAGAGATAGGAGAACACTATCGCCTGACTGACCTGAAAGAAGATTTTCAGTATGCAGTTACGGTAACGGAGGTGTCTGATAATCGAAGCAGACTTCAACTGAAGAACATAAAAGTTGTGGGAAGGTAAAGTTGCACCGGTGCAACAGGTGAAATATGGCAAATCATTCCTTACGCCTGACACGTAATTTTGATCCAGGGGTATGTATAAAGACACTGGGATTGGAAGAAAAGGGAAGACTGCAGCAGATCTGCGCAAATGAAATATTACGCTTATCAGATCCGTATGTTCCGTTTGATGTGGGATCACTCCGGGATAGCGGACATATTGAGGATGACACGGATGTTGTGTGGAATACACCGTATGCTCATTACATGTGGGAAGGCATTGTTTATGAGGATCCTGATCTGCATTGTGCAGGATTCCAGACGGAGAATGGATGGAAATCCAGAAAAAATGTGCAAAAGATTCCCACAACACGAAGTCTGGAATATGGTAACGGTACACTGCGCGGGGCACACTGGGCAGACCGCATGCTGCAGAATGGCGGGCTGGAAAAGATAGAGAAGAAACTGCAGGAGGAACTGTTAAAATGACTGTATCGCAATCCATTATTAACTGGCTGAAAGAATTCTCTCCGGAGAGTATGAAGCATATCGACACGGACCGGATGCATGGGAATGTCAATTATGCGTTAGTCAAAGAACCAATGACTAATGTGAGAAAATATATCAACGGTGATGAAATACACAAGGACTATTATCAATTTGTGGTAAGACTGGATATTCAGACGGATAAAAGCTGCATCGAAAACGGTAGCTGGATGGAGCAACTGACGGACTGGATCGAAAACAGAAACCGTAATAGGAACTTCCCGGATATCCAGGGTGGAACAGTCAAGACAGTAGGAGTATCAAGCCCGTTTTTTATGGGAGAGAATGGGCAGAACGAAGCATTGTATCAAATGACAATTTTTATCGAATATAAGAAAGGAGCTCAGGTAAAATGAGAGAAGATTTAAGGCATTACATTGATACCACTATGGGAGCAGAAGAACCGAAGTATGCTTTGCTGGGCAATGGCGTAGAATCCCTCACAGAGGAGATGAACCCGGAAGAGGATACGAAGCATTATATTAATATGGCAAAGGCATCCAATAAGGTAAAGTCCTATCAGAGAGCGTTTGATGTGGACAAGGAAGACTGCGAAGATGATGACGTACAGAAAATGATCGATAAACTGGTGGATGACCTTCCTGTAGGTGCAAAAGCTCACACATCTTTCGTAAGACTGCGCTTGAAAGATGCGGTGCAGGCCGAAGAAGGAACCTATAAAGCAATCAAGGTACCGTGTACAGTATCTGTTACTTCCAATGGTGGAGATGGTGGGGATTATGTACATAATGTGCTGAGTGTAAAGCAGGCAGGTGATGATATCAAGGGTAAATTCAATATCGAAACCAATACATTCACAGCAGATTCCGCAAAATAATATAGGTGTTAATCAATATTAACATATGTGGTGGGCGCACCTCTCTGTCGTCCATCACATTCAGAGAGGATGGTAATATATGGAAAAAATTAATGATATTAAGGGTGGCACAGAAGTACAGGTAAATGACAATGGCGATACGATTGTCTGCAATTTTGGAAGTCAGGAATTCTATGCAGATTTCACAGAACTGATAGATAATCTGGAAAAAGTTAAGAAATATGTAGCTACGGAAGAATTTACGAGAAAACCGGAAATAGAGCAGCTTCGGATCATGATTGGAAAGACTAACGAGATCATGTCTGACATTGACAGAGTGTTCGGAGAAAGGACCTGTAAGAAGGTATTTGGGGAGATCACACCGAGTCCTATCCTGATTACTGATTTCTTTGATCAGATCATCCCGATTGCACAGAGATATGCAAACGGTAGAAATAAGGAACTATGGGAGAAATACAGTAGAGAAAGAGATGGCGGAAATATAAATCACAACAGGAATCGTCAAAACCGAAGACACCATAAATAGTGGGGGAGTCATATGTTTAATATTATGTTGGATCAGCTTCCGACAGACTGGAAAGGATATCCTATTTCGGCTTCTTTCCGGACGGGAATAAAAATGTCCATGTGCATGTCGGATCCTGATTTATCGGATATTGAGCGGTTTTATATTGCATCGTATTTGCTATTTCCCAAGAGATGCCCGGAACCGCAGGAAGCTGCGAAAGCAATTGAATGGTTTATGACAGAATTTAACCATGACAACTATCAACAGAAGAAAAACGAAGATATTATCATGGACTGGGATATGGACCAGTGGAGAATATATGCAGCCTTCCGCAACCAGTATCATATAGATCTGCAGAAGGCGGAAATGCACTGGTTCGTATTTATGGGACTGTTGGGAAATCTCCAGGAGAGCTCCCTGACACATGTAATGGACATACGGCAGAAAAAGATTACGTCAAAGATGTCGCAGGAAGAGAAAAACGCGTATAGGAGCGCCAAAAAGATATTTGCTATTAAGGCACCAAAGGATGAGAAAATCACACCTGAGGAGCAGGCAAGAATAGATGAATTTATGAAATATGCCAAAATCAATAAGTCGACAGAGAGCCAGTGAGCCAGTTGATACCGGATAGGTGTCGGCAGGCTCTTTTTTGATCAAGGAGGCATCATGGCAAAGTATGATACTGAGATCAGGTTACATTCTGATCTGGACAATTCGAAACTGGATAAGGGCGCTGAACACATCGAAAAAAAGCTGGATGAACTGGAGGAGAAAGCCAAGGACACCAGCCTGACACCGGAGGGATGGTCAAAAGAAGATTGGGATAAATTCGAGAAGAATTTTGACAGTATCATGGAGCGGAATAAGAAGAAAGCAGAAGAGGCAGCGGCCGAAATGGCCAAAGCCAGTGCAACGGTAGGCGAAACGATTGCTCCGCGGGATGCAGTAGGGTATCAGCAGTATGATTCAGATGCCATTATGGCTCAGATTGATCAACAGGCCAGTGCTGCAGACAAAGCCAGTGAAAAGGAAGAAAAAATTGCTGAGAAGATCCGGGAGCAACAGGCAGCAGAACAACAGCTGATTGATATAAAAAACAATGCTGTGGTAGCTGATCAGAATATGGTTGCCTTGATGCAGGAGCAGGAGCAGATTACAGAGCGCATGGCGCTACTGAAAAAGGCTGGAGTCACAGACGGATATCAGGAATATGATGAGTTGTCTGCCAGACTTGCAGAAATCAACAAAGAGGTCCATACAATTCGGAATGGCTTTTCTGATCTGGAATCGAAGGGAAGAAAGGCATTGGATTCTTGCGGAACCTGCGCGAAGAAATCGGGAAACCTATTATCTACGATGGCAAGCCGCCTAAAGGGTATTTTACTGAGCTTATTTATATTTAATTGGATATCTAAAGGATTTAATGCAATGGTATCCGCGATGAAAGAAGGTTTTCGGAATCTTGCCCAATACTCTAAGGATTATAATGCACAAATGTCTGCCCTGCAAAGCAGCTGCGCACAGTTTAAAAACAGCCTGGCAGCAGCATTTGAGCCTATCGTCAATATGGTGATTCCGTACCTGGTAAAGCTTATTAACTGGTTGATCAAGGCGGCGGATGCCGTGGCACAGTTTCTGGCAATCTTACAGGGGAAAAGTACTTATACCCGGGCAAAAAAACAGACCATAGATTATGCAAAGTCTTTGGATACCGCCAGCAAGTCTGCAAAAAAAGCCTTGGCAGCATTTGATGAACTGAATGTGTTGAGTGATCAGGGAGGATCTACAGCAGGTGGGGGAGAACTGACCGGTAAGGATGCTTTTGAAGAGGCTACGATAGATCCGAAAATGGTGGAACTTCTGGAAAAAGCCAAGAAGTTGCTGGAAATTATAAAGCCATTAGCGATTGCGATAGGAATTGCGCTGCTTGCATGGCGCATAGCGGGATTGCTGAAAGATCTTGGCGGACTTGCACCATATCTGTCTACGGCTCTCGGACTGATTATGCTGATCGCTGGGGCAGCATTGATGGTATACAACTATGTAAAAATGTGGAAAGACGGTGTGGACTGGGAAGGTATTGTAGGATATGTCTCTGGACTGGCACTGTCAGTGACCGGATTACTGATATTATTCGGGCCGGTAGCCGCAGGAATTGGGCTGATTGTCGGCGGAGCAGCGGGCTTGATACTTGCGCTTAAGGATATAACTGAGAATGGGGTAAATGCCCAGAATATGACACTGCTGCTGATTTCTGCAGGTGCAATATTGGCCGGGGTGTTCCTTACGCTTGGTGGAGCGGCCACAGTGGTTGTAGGTGCTGTGATGGCTGTGATTGCGGCTATTGCTGGAGTGGTCGTATGGGCCGGCAACGGTGAAGAGGCATTGACCACACTACAGGACATGCTAGGGAAGCTGGGAACTTTTGTAAAGAGAGTGTTTGTAGGAGACTGGAAAGGTGCATTTGATGCAATCGTAGGATTTGCAAAAGACGCTGTAAATATGGGAAATATCATAGCAGAATCTTTTGCAAATGGGTTCATAAAAGTTATCAATTTTATTATTGATGCTATTAATTCACTGAGCATTGACATCCCGGACTGGGTACCATTTGGATGGGGCGGAAAAAAATGGAGCCCTAACATTCCAAACTGGAATGCGCAAGTATCACTTCCTCGTCTGGCCAACGGTGCAGTGATTCAGGGCGGCAAGCCATTCGCAGCAATTCTCGGAGATCAGTCAAGAGGGCAGACCAACATCGAGACACCGTTGGCTACTATGATTGAAGCCTTTAAGCAGGCACAGGCGGAAAATGGTGGTGGTAATTATACGTTTGTGGCGCAACTGGACGGACGGGAGATATTCCGGGAGACCGTGCGGCAGGATCGAATGTATCAAAATACGCATGGACAGAGTGCATTTATTTAGGAAGGAGGGAGAACAATGCAGAAATTTGGAGGATGGTTAATTAAGTTTGGGGACGTTGTTCTCCCCAACTCCTTCTTATTGGCGGATGGTTGGGAAAGTACTCCGAATCAGCGTGTGGAGATAGATGCCTACAGAGATGCCAATATTCTACTGCACCGGGAGACATCGCCGAATTTTAAGACGAAACTGACTTTGAATATTAGAGAAATGAATCTGGAAGAGAGAAGAGCGTGGAACAATATCATTGGACTTGCAGAGCTCCCTCAGACGGAAAAGAATCAGAGAAGAGTCAGGTGTACCTACTGGAATGATGAGACACTGGAGTATTCTTCTGGAATTTTTTATATGTCAGACACTACTTACAGCATCCACACATTATCAGAGCAGGAGAGTGACATAGATTACAACGATTTCAAGGTGACGTTGGTGGAGTATTAGCATGGAAAAAAGTATACAGCAGATGTTTTATGATGACTCTGTGGATAAACAGCTGATAATTACATATTCGGGATCCGGCACCACTCTGACCAATGCCGAGTTCCAATCAGAGACAATGACTGTGACAGAGTCCATCTGTGATGAGCAAGAACTTCGGTTCGGATGCTGCAATGCATCGTCTTTTGAAATAAAGGTACTTGATACGGCAGAGAATTTCAAGGGTAAGAAAATGAGAGTGTCGATCTTGCTTGCAGGTCAGGACGAAGCCTACCAGTTGGGGGAGTATAAGGTATATTCGGACAAACCGACAGCTGACAGACTTTATAAAGATATCGTGGCCTATGATGCTATGTACGACATCCTGAATGCTGAGGTGTCCGGGTGGTATAACAGCCTAACTTTTCCGATGACGCTCCGACAATTTAGAACTGCTTTTTGTGCTTATGTCGGGGTGGAACAGGAAGAAATCACACTGGTCAACGATGATATGGTGGTAGAAAAAACTATCGATCCGGGAGAGCTCCCGGGGAAAACGGTTATTGAATCCATCTGCGAGATTAACGGATGTTTTGGGCACATCGGTAGAAATGGAAAACTGCGGTATGTGGTGCTGGAACAGATGATTGAGGGACTGTATCCGGCGGATGATTTGTATCCATCTGATGATCTGTACCCCGCGGACCCGCTGGGAACCACTGAGGTATTCCGAAGCCATTACATCTCATGCCAGTATGAGGACTTTATCTGCCAGCATATCGATAAGTTGCAGATCCGCCAGGAAGAAAACGACATTGGGGCAATCTCCGGTACTGGGGATAACTGCTATATCATTGAAGATAACTTTTTGGTATATGGCAAGTCTGCGGCAGACCTTCAGACCATAGCGGACAACGTCCTCAGTGTGATTGGAGTGGTCTGGTATCGGCCGGCGCAGGTGGAAGCCAGGGGTAATCCCTGCTTAGAGGTGGGGGACGGCATCCTACTGTACACGACCCGGGAGACTATCTATACATACATCCTGCAGCGTACCCTCAAAGGCATACAGGCGCTCCGGGATAGTTACACGGCGGAGGGTGAGGAGTACAGGACCGGACAGGTTAATGGACTACAGAAGCAGATCATCCAGTTAAAGGGGAAAACAAACACCCTGACCAGAACAGTGGATGAAACCCGTCTGGAAATGAAAGACATCGAGAATGGTTTATCCACGGAGATAAAAGCGGTAGCAGGAGAGGTTGAATTAAAGGTATCGAAAGATAATCTTATTGCAGAAATAAATCTGACACCGGATAAGGCACTGATTAAGGCTGAGAGGATTGATCTGGTCGGCGTGGTAAATGCGGATGAATTGGTCAGTAAGTATGCAACGATTGAAACGTTGAATGTGACCAAGCTGGAACTGAATAATCTGATTGCCACCAAGGCAACCATTGACTCTCTGAATGCGGTGAGCGGCCGTGTGGGAACCTTGGAAGCGGATCATGTGACCACATCTGATCTGAGTGCCGTATCGGCCCGCTTGAGCAACGTGGAAGCCAACTATATCAGCGCCAGCACGGTCAAAGCGGATTACATGGAGGTATCCAATTGGACATCCTCTGGGGTAATTAAGGCGGATAAGATCTCGGCGGCAACAATCGTAAATAAACTGTCCAGTGTGGATCTGGTCAGTGTGAGAGCCATCGGAGTGTCGGGGTACATGAATTATAAAGGTACAGTCGTTGCGTGGAGAACAAAGACAATCAGCGGAAATGTTATTACTTATCTTGGACCGGAGGATTAAGAGATATGAGCAATTTAGAGATCAAGGAATTTAGTCAGGCAATTAATAATTTTGTGGACGGCTCCGGACTGCCGGAGGAAGTAAAGCGGCTGGCATTACAGGAGGTGCTGACACGTCAGGAGCAGAAAGCAAGAGATGCATTACTGGCGGAAATTGCAGACCGAGATGCGGCCGAGGCGGCAACACAGGAAGAGGTGAAGCAGGATGCAGAGAGCGTATGACTGGGAAGAGAACTATTGGGAGAATAAGCCATCGACCAAGACACCAGTAAATAAAACCAACTTGGATAAGCTAAGTAATGCGACTCGCACTATTGATGAGCGTGTGATTACTCTGGACCTGACTAAGCTGTCAAAGATAGAAGCTAATGGGATGATCACGGGTATTACTCTTAATCAGGATACCGGAGATATTACGATTACGTATTATTCTGGTGCAAGTAGTGTTTTGCATACTCTGATGGCTCAGATTGCCATTAACTTCGGATACGATCCAGTTACTGAGCGGCTTATCATTTACTTAAAGGACGGAAGCGAACAGTACATAGATCTGTCTGCACTTATTACGCAGTTTGAATTTCTTGATTCGGACACCGTTTACTGGTCCATTGGAGATGATGGAAAAGTAAAGGCAGACATCAAGAACGGAAGCATTACTGCAGATAAACTGCAGCCGAACTATCTTGCAGACATCACTGTACAGGCAGAGACAGCGACACAGCAGGCATCAGCGGCGGCAGCATCTGCAGCACAGGCCAAGATAGATGCGGATCGAGCAGAATCGTATTCAAAAATCACTGAACCTAAGTTCTATCTGGATGAAACCACGATGAACCTTTATATGAAGGATGGCGCAGGAGTGGATTTTGTAGTAGTTGATAATGTTTTATATTGGAAGGTAGCATAAGGAGGACAATGACATGGCAGCACCAGAAGGTTACAATGCTCTCGGAAAAATCGGAATATCTTACAAAGGAGAATATGCATCCAATACCGCGTATGAGCGGCTGGATGCAGTGGCACATAACGGAAGCACATATCTTGCCATCAAAGATGCTCCGGATGGAGCACCGAGGGATGATAAGCTCAACTGGATCTATTTGGCCAAGGGATTTAGTGGAGACATCGGAGACTCAGAAATCGCGTTTACTGAGGCGGAGAACCGCGAGAACATTAATACGGGCGAGAGCGTAAAGACGGTCTTTGGCAAGATTAAAAAGTTTTTTGCAGACTTGACCGCACCGGCCTTTGCGCAGATGATCACATCCAAGGATGATCTGCTGGCTACTAAGGCAGCAGGATATGTGCCGGATGCCAAGGCGGTAGCAGATGCATATACTGAGTTAAATGGCAATTTAAATGGTTTGAAATTTGCATCAATATTAACATCTGTTACTCTATTAGCGGCGAATAAACAGTCCTTTTTAGGCTCCTTGTCTGACTTTGGATTGCCAAACAATGCAAATGTATTTGGGGTGTTTGCAAATTGTGATTGGGCAGTTAATGTAAGATTTGCAAGTAATAGCAAGTTTTATGTATATCAAATTGCAAACGTAAGTCATGATGCAGTTTTTACATTGAACTTTATTGTGGCATATAAGTAACTTATTTGCTATTCTTCATATGAATTTAACCGTAAAATTTGAAAGCTCCACCAAATACGCCATCTGTGGAACCGTTATATGCTACGGTAATCGTACCTTGATTATTGTAATTAATACTCATAGTCGCTGATTTCGAAACAGTAAAAACACTAACCACATCAGCATATCTTGATGCTACGCAAACACAAGTGTCTAATGTAGATATACGGTTAAAGATAATAAGCCATACTTCATTATTTTTTACCAGTCCCAAAAGAGAACCATTAGAACTCTTGACATAACTGCTAGTATCTAATTTAGTGTTTAACTTGCCATTTAACGAAGTAAATCAGATGGCGGGCGCGGCCAGAACAGCGCCAGAAAGGAGCCCACATGGGTTATATTTTATACAAAGATAAAATTGAGGAGCCCGCACAGCAGGTCATAGTATCGGTAGAGAGTCCTCACGTAGTCCGGATCGCCGCAATGGGTGACGCGGAAGCCCCGGAGATAAACACCAGTGGATTTAAACTCTATTTGGATCCGGATTGTAAATACCCGTTGGATCAAGGAGAATATGAGGCATACACTACACTCTATCGGAAGGGAGATAACTGGCATGAGTTATCAGATGACGGATCCGTCTACACCGAGCCGGAAGTTGCACCGGTGCAACCGGAGTTGACAGAAGAGGAGAAAGCGGAACTGGCCAGACAGCGGCAGATCAGCCAGCTGACGGCACAGATTGCAGACCTTAAGGCCCGGATCGCTGCGAGCGACTATAAGGTGATTAAAACCTACGAGTATGCTCTTTTGGGTGAGCAGACCGGGTACGACATGGAGGCTGTCCATGCAGAGAGACAGGCTCTCCGGGATCAGATCAATACATTGGAGACACAACTGGCAGGTCTGACAGCGGCCACAGAGTAGGAGGCCGCCTATGAGAGTGAGAGACGGTCCTGACACAATTACATAGTAACCAAGAGCCAAGAGCCGATTGCTTCCCGAGCCGGGAGGTGACCGGCTCACATATTATAAAAATAAGAAAGTGAGGTCTATATTATGGACAAAGTAAAAGCAACTGTGATTGCAGCATTATCTGTGTTAATGAGTTGGCTGGGGATCTTGACAATCCCGGTATTACTGCTGGTGGGATGCAATATTATTGATTACATTACCGGACTGATGGCAGCAAAATTTAGGGAGGACGGAGGTATCAGTAGCTATAAGAGCATCCGTGGCATCTACAAGAAAATCGGCATGTGGATGCTGGTAATTGTCGGAGCATTTGTGGATGTGTTAATACAGTACAGCGTCGAGTGTGCCGGTATTGAAATTGCAGTACCATTTGTGGTTGCAACGGTGGTAGCGGTATGGCTGGTGGTTAATGAGCTGATCAGCATCCTGGAAAACCTGAAGGATAGTGGGGTAAAGATCCCTCCGTTTTTGATGCCGCTCATGAAATATATCAATCGCAAAGTAGAAGATAAGGCCAAGCTGATAGAAACAGAGCAGGAGGAGTAAATTATGATGAAAGGTATTGATGTAGCAAAATGGAACGGAAACATCGACTGGAATAAGGTGAAGGCGGTCGGTGTAGAATTTGCAGTTTTGAAGGTAATCGATAAGTCCAACAAGACCGAAGCATCATTTGTAAGAAACTATGCGGCAGCAGTCGCAGTGGGAATGCCGGTCGATGTATACAATTATCTGTATACTACCACTGAAGCAACAGCGAGGGAAGCAGCCAAAGCAGTAGTAAATGCACTTGCCGGTAGAAAGGTCGGTAAGGTATGGGCTGATGTCGAGGATGCCTGCCTTAAAAATAAAGGCATTTTACTGATCCGCATCATTAATACCTATAAGGCCGTGATCGAGGCAGCAGGGTATGAGTTTGGAGTATATACGGGGCTGTCTTTTTATAATAGCTATATTAAGCCGTACAAAGATTACATTGACTGTGATTTTTGGATTGCGCGATATCCGTCCACTAAGGATATGATAATCACTATGGACCCGGCCGTATCCAAAAAGCCCAGTATCAGTCATAATCTTTGGGGGTGGCAGTATTCTAGTAAAGGCAAAATCTCCGGCATCAGTGGATATGTGGATTTGGATATCTGCTATACAAAGGCTGACAGCAATGGTACCATGCAGTCCACCACGGTATATTATCCAAGATACACCGGCACATCTGCATCCATCGTGGCTGCGCTTAATGCTGTCGGGGTAAACTCCAGCTACGCAACGAGGAAGTCGATTGCAAAAGAAAACGGTATTACTGGTTATGCCGGATCCGCAAAGCAGAATACCCAGATGCTGACACTGCTGAAAAACGGGAAACTTAAAAGAATCTGATTGACGGAATAATGATTAGGGAATATTATAATAATATCTCTCTTTCTTAAAAAAGAATAAGGTGAAGAGACGGAGAACATGAAGGGGTGTTCTCCGTTTTTTTTACGTTAAATGGCAAGTTAGACAAAAATAGTTTAGGTATGCCAATAGATCTAAGCTCGTATACACAATCAAATAAATATACATTACCAAGCGATGGATATATTCAAGCAAGAGCCAACTCCACTCTTTTAACCATTATGGTCGCTATTGAAGGTAAAAATAATGATTCACCAACATTCTACTTGTCTGCTGATTGGCAAACAGATAGATTTGCAACAAACAGTATTTATGTTAAAAAAGGTATGCATGTATATATGATTTCACAAAACGGTGGAGCTGCATTCTATCCAATAAGCTAGAATTATTATTTAGCCGATGCAAATGCGAGATTATATGTACCACTCGATCCAAATATAACGGAGTCTCCTGATGCAAATGGAATACATACCGCTATAGGATTTTCTGATGATGTACATAATGCCAAGAAATAATTTGCATTCTTGGATGATCGGATAGATGCCCAGCCATTCACTGCACCCTGTATTGTTCCAATTACATATCCATTAGTCATACAAGTGTAATTAGATTGTATGGCTACAGCAGATTTATAGTCAGGAGCAATTAACTTGCCATTTAGCAGTAAAAGTTGGGAGAATTGGACATAAATCAGTAGTGGTGTACTCTTTAAGATATCTGCAGTTAGGATTGCTGAAAACAATGAAGCAGAGAAATATAGGAAGTATAGAATATATACACAGAATTATAATAGAATGATTGGAGTAGATTCATACAATTTTGATGTTAAGGGATTATATAATAATAAAACCTGACAACTGATGCATGAACATCCAGTTGACACATAAACCTCCACATGCTATTATATACAAAAAGGAGGACGAGATATGCAAGAATTATTCGATAGGTATGAAAAAATATTGTCTGATGATGCAATGTCAATAGAATTGCCAGATTGTAAAAAATTCAAAACATATGCAGTGACTAATTTTCGTGGGGGAATAGGAAAAACAACCCTTTCATTTAATTTAGCATACGCAATGTGCCAAAAGTACATGACCTTGTTTTTGGATATGTGTCCACAACAAAATTTTACGTCTTTATTTTTAAAAGATAAAAAACAATATGATGGATCAACCATACATGACGCATTAATGGAAAAAATGATGGGAGAAGCATGGGATGTTGATAGTGAACGATTGGCATTAAGAGTCCAAGACACGAATGAACAGTTCCAAGATGGAAAAACCTGTTATTACATTCCGGGAAGCAGTAAATTATTTTTATATCCAAGCCAGTTTTATTCAAGATTAAATGAATATTATGGAATGACGACGCAAGGTGGAAATAAAAAAGCAGTTGCAGTTGTATTGAATATGCTAAAAGATATTATTGATCAACAAATGGAATTGACAAAAACAGAGAAAGTCCTAATTGATACAAGTCCATTTTTCGCAGGCGGGACTCACTTGGCGTGGGCAGCATCAGACGCCCTTATCATTCCGGTTAGAGTAGATGAACAATCTATTTATTCATTAGAATTGACATTGCAAATGTTAAAGGATAATGGAAGTGATTTTAATTTATGGAGGGAAAGAGCTGGAATAGAAGAAAAACCTGTTGTACAGGCAGTGCTGATGACGCATTGTGGTTGGAATAGACAGGCTGATCATCAAATAGATAAGGCTTCCAGAATGTATATTGAAAGAGCTATGGAAATTGCAGAAAAATATGTGGATGTATTTTCATCTGATAATGTAGTAAATCATTTTGCACTCTTATCTGATTTTCATAGTTCAGGACGAATTAGTGGATCGAAGGCGATTCCCATAGACAAACTTTCTGAAGGAGCTCAGTTTAGAATAGAAGGGAAAAAAGTTGAAGTAAATAGAAGTGTTAAAAGGTATAAAAAAGAATTACAATATGCGTTCAAATTGATAGATAATTAATTATAAGTATACTAGAGAGTAGAAAGGAAAAAGGAACTGCGAAAGCAGTTCCTTCAGACTGTAGACAAAGCTCCTTCCTGTGAGGGAGCTTTTCTTGTGTCATGACTGCAAAAATTATGTACTTACAAGCATATA